GACACATGGAAAATTGAAACGGCCACCGGGGAGGATTTGGATGCTATCATTGACAGACGCAGAGAATAAATATTGGGAGAAGTACGAAGCGCCTGAGTGCTCTCGAGACTACCTGAACGAGAAGAAGCTGTGGCTTTTGAATCAAGTCAAGTCAAGGGTGCGCAAGGCCATGATCGATCATTGTGGGTTCGACCCGTACAAGTACGAGCCTATCGGATCGTTCGACATGGTACTACCTGGGGATTTACACAAGGTCACAATCAAAGGAGAAATATCATCATGATACTTGTCAGAGTTTTTGTAGGCGGTAACGACACGGTAGAGTTCGAGTATGAAGCGCCATATGCCCTGGTGCCACAGATTGGCGATACGCTTTACACCGACGAGGCCAGCTTCCAGGTCGAGGACCGCGAGTTGCCTACCGAGTTCGGCGAGCGTGCGTATGTTGATCTGTTTGTCGAGGGGGTCTAATGACTGATCAACCTGAACGCACGTTCTGTATCGAGTGCGGGCGGCGTAGAGACACTTTAATGCGGTGTTCTTGCTTCGAAAGCAAATCGTTGACGGTATTGGAGCTGCGCACCGCGGCGAGAACTTTTCACCAGCACCATAACAAGCACGGGCTGATATACCTGGCGGTCCCATACCTCGACGGCGGTATTGTTACTCCGACGACCCTGGACCGGGTGAAAGCCGTAAGTGCTGTGGCAGGCTCATTAATCAAAGAAGGTTTCAACGTTTTCTCGCCAATCTCACAAGGACATGCTATAGCTGAGGTTTGCGACTTGCCCAGGGATAACGAATATTGGTGGACGTATAACCGCAACATGATCAACTGCTCTCAAATGGTGATGGTGTTGAAGATGCCTGGGTGGAAAGAGTCAAAGGGTGTTGCTCAGGAGATGGATTACGCCAAATCTGTGGGCACGCCAGTTGTATTGAGGGATCATGTTACTGGAGTATCGACGCCATATCGCACGGTGTTTGACTAAGGAAAGGCAGTAAGGATATGAAATGGAAGACGAAACGCTCCTGCTTGGCGCTGCACTTTTTTTCTTTGTCGCTGGCATAGCATGGGGGTACATAATCTTTTGCGCCTGAAACAGGGATTTTTGATGGGAATTGTTATTGGTATCTTCGCGTGTCTGCCACTGTGCACATACACGCTCGCGATGCCAGATAGAGAGTGGAGAGAGATATGGGAGAACAAGTCATCGTCCATATTACCGGTACGCAATGTGCGGGTAAGACCTATGTAATTGACAAGCTTATCGCCGAGCTTGATCTGAGCGCGGCACTGTTCGACATGGAGCAATTTTGGAGGAAGCACGCAGTTATCGAGGGGGAGCGGTTCGATGTGTCTAAGTGCCAACAAAAGATGCACCTACTGGTCCCGGCCGTACATGAGTTCGTGGGGCAGCACAAGAACAAGGATGTTCTATTCTTCGAGAGCAGCGGTATCAACAAGTCCATGAACAACGCTCTGTACCGATACGAGAAGCTGGAGTTCGTGTTACCAACGCCTGACACCGCTGAGCTAAAGCGCCGTGCTAAACTGCGCGGATTCAAAAACAACAAAGTTGCTGGATTCGGCCGGATGTACAGGAGGGCCATGTCCACAAGTAAAAACCATCCACCAGTCCGCGAGTACGACGAGATCAAACACGAAATCCTCGCGGCAGTAGAGAAGGGTAGGCAAAATGACAAAGATCGGTCATCCACGTCCGTGTGATGTTTGCGGGGATACATATGTCCCGCGTGGAGGGCGCAACATATTGTGTCCGAAGTGTAATTGTTCTGGAGATAAGGAAGCACTGGAAATGTGGAGATCACCGAAACCGCCGAGAAGCTCGGCCACCCCTCTCGAGGGGCGAAACTTTGAGCCAGAAGCGCCCTGCTGAGGAGATTAGGGTTCGTGGTTCGCGAATTTAGAATATGGGTGTCATGCATATGCGGATAGTGCAGGCATGAGGAGGACCGGAATGCGCGCCGGAGCTGAATCATGCTTGGGGTTCGAAACCCCGGTGCCCTCTTTGGCCCTGAAGCTCATGCGGTAGAGCGGCCGGTTGTTAACCGGTTGGCTGTAGGTTCGAATCCTACTGGGGCCGCTAGGCGGGAAAGCCGATGGTAAAGGCGTTTGCAAGCGCCGGGCAGATACGAAGCTGGTATCACGTCGCCATTATGCGCCCGTCGTTGCCGACATAGCTCAGTTGGTAGAGCACCTCACTTGTAATGAGGATGTCGCGGGTTCGATTCCTGTTGTCGGCTCTGTCTTAGTTTACTTGACAAATTCCAGTAAAACTGTAAGGATGACCAGTTATGAACAGTTTCGCTGGTCAAATCGACGACATCGCCCTTGACAGGGCCCTCGCAGACAAAGGATTCAGGGAGTTCATCCCCATGGCATGGCATTTGGCCTGCCCATCCTCTGAATTTATCCCCGGCTGGCACATCGATGCAATCGCAGATCACCTAGAGGCGTGCTACAATCGCGAGATTAAGAACCTAGTGATCAACGTGCCGCCAGGGTCCTCTAAGTCCTTGGCCGCGTGTGTGTTATTCCCGGCCTGGTGTTGGACGCAAGATGGAATAAATCCGAGTTATGGGGCCAAAGAACGGTTCATATACGGGGCTCACGACGAGAACCTGGCACAGCGCGATTCCATGACCACTAGAAACCTGATTGGTTCGGAGTGGTATCAAGAGCGTTGGGGCGACCGGGTAGAGTTCGACATGAACCAGACACATACGGGGGGGATCTTTTACAACAAACAGGGCGGTTTTAGAAAGATCGTGACTGTCGGGGGATCAGTTGTGGGGTTCCACGGATCTATCCAGGTAACGGACGATCCATTGAAGCCACTGGAGATGGCGGGATCGGCCCAGGTCGCCGGGACAGCGCTCAACAAGGCAAGCGAGTGGTGGAACACGACGATGACAACCAGGGCCGTTGATTTCAACCGCCTGGTGCGGATCATTATCATGCAACGCTTACACCACGCTGATCTTGCTGGTGAAATGATAAAGACTGGTGACTATGAACATCTCATGTTACCGATGGAATACGAACACGAACGAAAATGTATGATAGAAGTTACGGGCTTTGAGGACCCGCGAGTAGAGGAGAGCACCCTTCTTTGTCCAGAACGATTTGATGCAGAAGCAGTAACTAAATTGAAGCGCGAGCTTGGGGTACGTGGAGCACAAGCGCAACTACAACAGAACCCGACGCCACTTGAAGGTGCTACATTCAGAGCAGATCAGGTTGTCTACTACACCGAGGTCCCGCGTGGCCCGAAGCGCATGATCCAATCTTGGGATTGCACTTTCGCCAAGACAGAGGACGGATCGTTTGTTGCCGGACACATCTGGGCCAAGATCGGCCCCGACTATTACCTGATCGACAGAGTGAAAGAGCGCATGGATTTCACCGCGACATGCAATTCGATTATAGCGATGTCCCGTAAGTGGCCGAAAACGATAACAAAAGTTATCGAGAAAAAGGCCAACGGCGATGCCATTCACAGTCACCTCCACAAAAAGCTCCCTGGTATCACACTTGTCACTCCCATGGGAGGGAAAGAATCAAGAGCTAACGCGATTGCGCCACTCTGGGAAGCTGGAAATATCAAGTTGCCTAGTCCAACAATTGCTCCATGGGTCCATGACTTCGTGGAAGAAGTGTGCTCATTCCCGTCTTATCCGACTGATGACGACGTGGATGCAATGTCCCAGGGAATCGTCTTCCTCCACAAGCGCTCAATAGCCAGGCTGAAAGCGGCCATGAGCAACGCAGCGAGGATAACATGAGCAGATACACATGGTTGTTCGACCCAGGGCACGATGGTCTGGGGCCGGGCGGCGAGTATTTAAACCTAGGCAAACAGTCTCCAGAGGTTCCGCCTGGGATATACGAGGGGCCCTTCAACCGTACCCTGGCACAGACCATAGCTGATACCTGCATTTACCGCGGAATCTTAGGCCAGGTTATTGCGCCGGGTCCGATTAACATATCATTGTCCGAACGAGTTGACTATGCGAATGCCATACACGATCTGCGAGGGAACTGCATTTACCTCTCGATCCATGCGAACGCGATGGATGGTGGATGGGGTGAAGCTGAAGGATCAGTTGCGTTCCACTACCCAGGTTCGACAACAGGCGAAGCTCTGGCCGCGTCAATTGTCGAGAGCCTTGACATTTGTACGCCGCTGGCGTCTCGGGGAGTGAAGACATCCTCGGGGCTGTATGTATTGAACAACACAACCATGCCAGCTGTTCTGGCAGAAGTTGCTTTTATGACAAACAAAACAGAAGCCGCATACATGGATTCGTATAACGGCAAGGTACAGATCGTCGATGCGTTTATGCGGACGATTATGAAATTCGAGGAGAAACAATGAAATCATTGAATTACATCGTGAGTGCAATCTGGGACATCCCTGTATGGATTCTTACACTGCTACTGTGTCTGCTCATATGGAGGCTACCGCGGTGGCAGAATGGTTGCCTGGCGTGCGAAATGCGAGACACCTGGCTGACCGGTTGGTGGCTCAAGCGCTTCTCTGGTGGAGCCGCCGGGCACTCAGTGTTCTACAAACCGGGCGCACTTGACACAATCGAGGTTGACACGCCTCTTGAATATCACGAAACGGAGGGACATGTTGACCAGTTCGAAGCGGCGATGTGGATGGGTTTTATTACCGGTTTCGTTGTTACTGTGGTTACTGGTAATTGGATTTTGGGTTTGGTGCTTTGGGGCACTGCTAGTCCTTTTGCTTACGTTTGTGGGGGTCTGGTATCCCTTGGCCGTGGCAAGAGCTTTTATAGGGGCAATCACCTCGAAGAAGGGGCCAGGGGCGAAACCGTAGTTTGGAAGACGAAGAATGACAAAGATAATAATTGATATTGAGCCCGTCGACGGAAGCGAGTCATGCGGGGATTGTAGGTTTATGGATGGAATTGAGGGTGCCTGTGCCCTATTTGACACAGACATCTACTGCGATGCACTGGCAGAATACATGCGTTGCGAACGATGTCTCGAGCGGGAGATGAATTGCGATGACTAAAAAAAATGTGTTGGTGTTTGGCGATAAGGTCGTCAACGCCATGAAGAGGATGGACGGTTGGGTCAATACCAAAACCGGCCTTGGGACCGACCGGGACAAGGCAATGTTCAGCTCGTTCTCCTCGAGCAGTCTATTGGCAGATTCCGAACTGGATGACCTGTATCACGAGGAGGATGGCGCGAGCCTGATCTGTGACAAGGTTCCAGAGGATGCACTTCGACAGGGCTTCAAGGTGAAGGTGATCCCCGAGGGGAGTAGTGATCTGATAGCCGCCGAGGATGCGGCGGCCGAGATCGAGACAAGGATGATGGGCTTCCTCGAAGACATGGACACGAAGCAGGAAACGGTAAACGCCTGGGTCTGGGCGAACGTCTATGGCCTGGGGGCTATCATGCCTGGCCTAAAGGACGGGCAATATTCCCCGACCACTCCCCTGCAAGAGGACCAAATCAAATCGTTCACACACCTGAACGTGATCGAGAAACCATATATAATTCCGCATACTTGGTATTCCGACCCAGACAACAAGAAGTATGGGCGTCCACAGACATACCTGCTGACTACGACTCCGGTGACGAGCGTACAGCAGGCGGCGCTGTCTCCCGAGGTTAGGGAGGTGCACGAATCCAGGCTCATTGTATTTGACGGTAAACGTACCTCCGTACGCAAGAAGAAGGAACATGGCGGCGTTGACTACTCGATGCTCCAACGTGTCCACCAGGTGCTCAAGCAGTTCGGCGTGTCATACGACATCCTGGGCCACATGATTCAGGATGCGTTCCAAGGGATTTTTAAGATGGAGGGTCTGATGGAGGCCCTGGCCCAGAACGAGATCGGTATGATCGAGCGACGACTACAGCTCCTCGACCTGTCCCGCTCGGCCGTGCGAGCCCTGATTCTCGACGCCGAGGGTGAAGAGTTCAACCGGCAAAACTTCTCCTTCGTGGGGATCGACGGCCTCTATGAGCTGTTCATGATGCGCCTCTCTATGGCCACCAGGATACCAGTGACGATTCTTATGGGGCGCTCCCCGGCCGGTGAGAACGCAACCGGCGATGCCGACTTCCAGGCATGGTACGATCACGTTGCTTCCGAGCGCGACAACAGATATGACAAAAACCTGAAGAGAATCGTTAAGTTAGCCTTTTTATCGAAGGATGGCCCGACCGGTGGCGTAGAGCCTCCCCAGTGGGAGATCGAGTATCCACCGCTGTGGCAACCGCGGCCGAAAGAGAAAGCTGAGATCTTTGAGATCTATTCCAGATCCTACTCGAACCTGGCCACTGCACGCATCATTGCACCTGAAGAGATCGCTCTATCTGCATTCACTCCCCAAGGATTCAACCCACAGATTTCCATCGACCGCGAAGCGAGGAAACAGATCCTCAAAACCTATGGCTTGCGCTCGATAGAACCGCAAGAGGAACCAGAACCTGGGGATAACAATGGCGATACAAAGAATACATCCGAAGATTCTTGATCTGCGTCGTCAGTTTATCAATCGTGCAATCACCCACAAGGGTGGCATTGATAAGCTGATCGCGCCACCAATTGTTTCTCCAGGGGTTATCGCGCTCCAATATGTGAGCAGGGCCCTGAAGATTCAAAAGACGATCAATGATCGCACGCTAAAGTACATGTACCAGCTCCTCGCTCATGAGGCGATGACCAGGAGCGATTCGTTCGACGATGAATTGGACAACACATTCAGCGACCTTGAGCGGTACATGTTCGGGCTACTTGGCCTGGAGGTGTTCGGGCTGGCTGCCTACGACACCGCGGATAAGGTGATCCATTTTAACAACAAGCGGTATGAGGGTGGGATATACGGGGTGATGGGCCTCAACAATGTCAGCGCATCTGACATAGCTGGGCTCAAAAACTCATGGATTCGTGAGAACGTGAGCCTGATAACCGCTGCGAACACCGCACAGCTATCGAAGCTCGAGTCCATGTTCCGCCGAGCATCCCGAGATGGGATGAGCCGCGGGGTTCTAATTGGTGAGGTAAAAAGTATCCTGGGGGCTACCGAGTCACGGGCCTCTCTCATCGCCGACGACCAGACGTACAAGTTGGATGGACAGATCGACCGGTTCAAGCAGCAGTCTATCGGCCTGCGCACTTATATCTGGAGGACGATGCTGGATAACCGCGTGCGTCCGAAGCATATGGCTCTCGAGGGGAAGCGCCGGTCATGGAGCAGCGACTGGCCTCACCCTGGCCAGGAGATTCGGTGCCGGTGCTGGGCCCAACCAGACTTAAAGAGGTTCTTTAACCAGAAAGGTTGACAGTCTCGTCACTTCTGGTATTATGAAGGTGTCTTGTTTTTTTTCTTTCCTCCTTTTGTTTTAGGGGTGGACGTGGCTTCTCTCTCCACGTTCGCCCCGTTTTTTTTGTGTTGACTTCTCTGTCAACATGGTTATATTCAACATCAAGGAGGATAAATGCCATACATTAATTTATCGTTGGACAGGAAAATCACCAGGTTGCGCCTTGATGTTATCGACATGGGGCAGAGGTTGGCCGAGGGACTACGCATGGACGATACCGTCTCGTACTACATGATAGGGAATTACAATCACAACAGAAAAGTGTTGTTCTGGTGGGGAGGGAAACGATACGGATCGTTCAGCCGGGCCATGCAATTTCCCACAAGGAAAGATGCCCTGGCGTATATAAAGGAGAACGATCTCAGGTATTTGAACGTGTACCCGGCCGACGCTATCAAGGCACAGCTGGTTGAGGACAGCATCACCGAGATAGCTCACGCCGCGGCGAATTACAAAAAGAGAAGGATGTGCCCTGTGTGCGGTAAGCACGCCGCGATAAGCAAAGATGCGCGTGGGGTCAGGGACGGGATCAAGCACAAAGACTACCCATGTCGTCTTTGTGCGATAAACGACGAAGAACTGCGAGTGGAAGACTTTGTGAGAATGAGATCAGCCATGGCACAGTTCGACGAGATCGAGGAGACCCCGCGGTTCACCAAAGAGGACTTTGAGGTGATCAGCAGAGAAGCTGCTCGACGCCGAATCTTCCCCACTGAACCACCGAATGTGAAGAACGCCTGCATAAACGTAGGATAATTCCAGCCAGTGTGTAAGAAATAACGTAGTAATTTCGGGACTGTATACTTTTTACAACACAGTTCTATTGACATTTTCCGTGGATGCGGTAAAATGTTGGAATGAATGAGAAACTACGTGAATCACGATTCGACTTCTCCACTCTAAGCACCAAGAATAAAAAGACATCTCAAGGGTTCCTGCGAGTGCCTGGTCAGATAACCAGGACAGGTATCCTCGAGTACCGTACCTACGACGGTCAGATCCGTCGTGAGCTACGTCGGCCGGAGGAGGTATTCAAGGCAGACAGTCTCGATACCCTGAAGGGCGCGTCTATCACAGACAAGCACTGTGGCATGGTTGATCCCGTGAATGTTGGACTGCTCGAGGTTGGCACTGTTGGCGAATCAATCGAACACAATGATACATGGGTGTCTGCTCAACTCACAATCAAAAGAAAGCCAATGATCGATGCGATCAACGCTGGAGACCGTACCGAGCTTTCGGCCGGTTATACCTGCCGTGTCGATCATACTCCAGGCACGTATGAGGGTGAGCACTTCGACGCCGAACAAACAAATATCGTCTACAACCACGTCGGTCTCGGACCAAAAGGATGGGCCCGAGCGGGAGAAAACGCCACCATAAAATTGGATGGACTCGATGACAATGCCGCAGTGAGCGGCTTAGATTATAGGCTGGACGACCACAAACAGGAGATTGTAATGACTACGAAAAAGGTTGCTCTCAAGCTGGATGACGTTACCTATCAGGTTGACGTTGAAGAGGCATTGGCCACCAACTTTGAGCAAAGCATCGAAAAGATGCGGACTGACGGCCACGAGGCCAAATCCCGCGTGGGAGAGCTTGAAGGCAAGCTCGCCGCAGCGGACAAAGCACAGGGCGAACTTCAGGCGAAGTTCGACGGCGAGAACAACGCCGAGAAGATCGAGGCTGCGGTAAGCGCACGGATTGCCCTGGTAGAGAGCGCTCACAAGATCGCTCCCGAAATGAAATTTGATGGCATGAAAGATCGCGAGATCAAGATCGCCGCATTGGGCAAGGCCAGCTGGGAAGCCGATCACTTCGATGGCAAAGACGACAACTACGTTGAAGGTGTCTTCGCATCGACGATCAAACAGGGGCCACAGGGTACTGGAGTAAAAACTGCCACTTCTGAACCTGACAAAAAAAGAAACGACGGCGGTGAGGTCAAACTCGATTCTAAGGGTGCTCGTCAGAAAATGATGGACACATACGAGAACGCCTGGAAGGGTGAGGAGTAAATCATGCAAGATTCAGTAGTAGCCCCGCAAGTTCAGTTTGCAGGAAAAGTTGAAACTGGAGGGCAGTTCCCCAACACAATCATCTCGCGCATTGGTTCCGAGGCTATCGGATTCGGCATTGCCGCCAGTATTCTGGCAGTAACCGACCTTACCTACGGTGGGCAGTCCTGTGCACTACCTACCCTTGACGCCGACGTGAACGCTCCGCAGCTTCTCGGCATCGCCATCGCAGACACCTCGAAAGAGGAAGTCGATGGAGTTGGAACATGGGCGCACGAAGACTCGGTATCCATTCTCAAGAACGGGCAAATCTGGGTAGAAGTGGCGGCTGCCATTACCTCGTTGGCATTGCCCGTATGTATCGAACACACAGACGGCACATTCGATGTTGCCGTCGCAGGCGACTTTCTCGCATGTACAAGCATGAAATGGATCGCATACGAAGCAGTTGGTGGGGTCCACTACGGACTCGTCCAAGTGGATCTGTAGGAGATTATTATGAATACTTTTTTTGCTACAGAGCTTTTCAAAATTGGGTTCACTGAAGCCCGTAATGACGCGGCTGTCACTAGTTTGCTGGAGAAGCAACTCGAGGCCGTAAAAACAAACACTTACGACACCAAGTACGTCGAGAACCGTGCTCGGATGTTGATCCCGGTATCTTACGA